TTCCTTTTTGGTGTAGAAGGATTACCCAAACAGACTGGTAACATAAGGTTCTTTGAACCTGGCAATCATTTCTCTGAGAACATTTACGTTGTTAAATGTACCTTTGATGAAGTTGATGATCATCTCGATATGTTTAAGAAGTACTTGACTGCTTACAAAACTATGATAGAATGTAGTATGCCAACTGAAGAAGATACAACGGTGTATAAAGATTTCGATAAGTACATGACGAAGCTTGATCCTGTTGGCGGTTATCTTACTGGTATATTCGGTACAGATAAAGCAGAGTCACTTGTACATGACTTTTTATTCTGCTATGGTTAATGCATGGGCACTAGCTGCTTCAATATTAGATGGAACATTTGATGAGGATTATCCTATTATGACTGATGATGACAAGAACAGAGTAACGCCACAAGAGAGTGATGAATACGATCCACCAAAAACAAAAAAAGATACTAGTCAGGATTTCTGGATAGGAGATGGATTCAGTGTAACTGGAAATCCAAATCCATCACCAGATACTATCCATATTGATACTAGTAATTATCAAGATGAAACTATAACTATTACTGGTGGTGATGATGCAATACTTGCTGCGGATACAGTACAATTTGATCCGATAACTGGTACTGATTCATTAAGTTTTAGTACTGCTGAAGAGGGTGAAGATTGGGTAAAGGCTCATGGTGGATATGAATGGACTCCTGGCACTGCATGGCCACCTAATGATGAACCTGCTCCTTTTCCTGATGATCCTTTATCGGATAATGATGATCAAATTGCACATCATATTCCAACCACTCCAGAAGTTTTTGGTAATCAATATACAACTGAACAGTTAGAGAATGACAAAAAGTATCAAGAGGCAATGATGCCAGGCATAGAGGAAGAAAAACGTAAGTGGATTTATGAATCTCCTGATGGTGGAAAGACTGTCTATAGACATGAACTTGGAAAAGATCCATTAAAAAGGGAACTTGTTCCACAAGAAAATAATGAAAATAATATTGAGTTTAAGTATAATGAAGATGTAACTTTGAAAGAAGTTGAAGAGTATGTGCATAGTACATACAAATCTCATTATGCTAATGATAACAAGACTCAGACTCTTGATCTCATTGAATCAATAGGCGATGCTGAATCCTTCAGTAAAGCAAACGCCATTAAATATCTTTCTCGTTTTGGTAAGAAAGATGGAAAGTCAAAGTTTGACATTCTGAAGGCAATACACTATTGTATATTACTATACCACTTCTCTGGATTACATAATGACGACTAAAACCCCAATGAAATTATCTGATAGAACTGTTAATTTACTTCGTAATTTTTCAACAATTAATCAATCTATTCTGTTTAAACAGGGTACTAGACTTCGCACTATTAGTGTGATGAAGAACATCCTTGCAGAAGCGAATATTGATGAAGACTTTCCACAGGACTTTGGGGTATATGATCTTGGACAGTTTCTCAATTCTTTGAGTTTGTTTCAAGAACCAGAGTTAAATTTTACTGGAGAGAGTTTCGTCACGGTGAAGGAAGGTAAGCAAAGATCAAAATATTTCTTTGCGGATCCTAGTGTTATAGTTTCTCCACCAGATAAACAGTTGTCTCTTCCTTCAGTGGATGTTGAGTTCTCATTGACTAGTGCTCAATTAGACAGACTACTTAAGGCCGCAGCAGTTTATCATCTTACTGATTTATCAGTAGTTGGAAATGGTAAAGAGATTAAATTAAAAGTACATGATCGTAAGAATGATACTTCTAATGATTTCTCTATCATTGTTGGTGTAACTGATAAGGAATTTGAATTACACTTTAAGGTTGAGAATATTAAAATTGTGCCTGGCACATATGAGGTTAAGATTTCTCGCAAACTTCTTGCGGAATTCAAAGCATCTGAATATGATTTGACTTATTATATTGCTCTTGAACCTGATCTTAGTTGGAAGGACTAATGTGGTATGTTATAGGATGGACTATAGTTACACTATGGTTACTATCAAAATTAGGTGTATTTAAAAAATGACCAAACAAATTCCAACTAAGGATTACATGCAAGATGGGTGGGATTCTGGACCGACTGGTTGCCATCCCTATAAACGTGGAAGTAGGCATAATAAAATAGGCATGTGGATTATGTGGTCCTTCTATGTTATAGTAATCGCTCAAGTAACTTATGCCATATCAGTTATACCCTTTTGGCCTATAACTGCGATGTTATGTATTGGATTACTATTTGGTGCTTATGTTGTAATTACTGCAAGAAGTAATGGACACTAAACTTGGATAAATTATGGAGGATATGGAAGTATGCATTGGGTAGCTTCTCTGACGAAAAGACTGAACCCTACGACGGCTACGTTGTTCTGGTACGTTCTATTATTTTCGTATCTTATCTCGTCACTAATTGTTTTATCATTGCGGGCGTAGTCCGTCATTGGAATCCACCAAATCAAATACAAAGTTATGACCAAGAAGACCAGAGAAGAATTAATTCGTGAGTATGCGGAATTTACCGCAGATAGAATGAGTGAAGATACACTCAAAAGAATAGCTGTTATTACTTTACTTGCTAATATTGATCCCAACAGCACTCTTGCAGATTGGGAAGATTATGTTGCAAGGATGGATCCTCATATGGAAAGTGAAGATCTATTGCAGATGATTCAACCTCATGTTATAATGACTAAACCAGTAAAGGCTAGGAGTGCTGAAGTATCCGAATCTTAAAGATCATATCTTTGATTATCCTCTCTTATCTGAACATGAATGTGATCAGGTAGTATCCACATTGGATGAGGCGGATGACTGGGATACTTTTGTATGGTATAATAGTGAGCATGAACATGTGGATGTTGATAAACAATCACGTTTAAAATCAACTATAAACCATACAGTAACAGATGTAATTCAACCACATATTAATGATGAATTGTTTAAAGCATTTCATTCTAAGTATCATGATCCCAATATTACTACTGGGGGATCATTCTGGGAGAATTGTTCTGGGATAAAGTTCAACAAATATTCTGTTGGAGATTATCTCAGTCCTCATCATGATCACATTCGTGATTTTTTCCAAGGACAGTTCAGGGGTATCCCTGTTACTAGTGTGGTAGGAGTCTTGAATGATGATTTTGAAGGAGGTGAATTTATGTTCTGGAGAGAACATAGTGTGAAGATAAAGAAGGGTCATGTTCTTGCATTTCCTGCCTTGTATCTTTTTCCTCATGAAGTTACACCAGTAACAAGTGGGGTTCGTTATTCATGGATCACTTGGATTGTATAATGAGAGATGAATTTTTATGGGTTGAAAAGTATCGACCCAAAACAATTGAAGAATGTATTCTCCCAGAGAGTACCAAGAAAAGTTTTAATGACTTTTTAGAAGCAGGTGAGATCCCAAATTTATTACTATCAGGTCCGCCAGGCATAGGTAAGACCACAGTTGCTAAAGCATTGTGTGAGGAATTGGGTTGTGATTATTATGTTATTAACGGATCGGATGAAGGAAGGTTCTTAGATACTGTAAGGAATCAGGCAAAGAACTTTGCTTCCACAGTATCCCTTATGGATAGTGATGCTAAACATAAGGTAATAATTATAGATGAGGCCGACAATACAACCCATGACGTACAACTCCTCCTCAGAGCAAACATCGAATCGTTCTATAAGAACTGTAGGTTTATCTTCACATGCAACTTCAAGAATAGAATCATTGAACCCCTCCATTCGAGATGCTCCGTCATTGAGTTTGGAATCTCAAGAAAAGATAAACCACAAATCGCAGGTCAATTCTTCGGAAGACTTAATACCATCTTGGACAACGAGCGGGTTGAAGCTGATAAGAAAGTCCTCGCAGAACTCATCAATAAGCACTTCCCAGATTGGAGAAGAGTCTTAAATGAATGTCAAAGACATGCAGTTGGTGGTAAGATTGATTCATCTATTCTCGCTAGTTTCTCGGATGTTAACATAAATGATCTCGTTAAAAACCTCAAAGAAAAGAAGTTTGCGGAAGTACGTAAATGGTGTGTCAATAATTTGGACAATGATCCTGCTGTACTTCTTAGGCGTTTGTATGATGCTCTTCTTTTATCCCTTGAAGGCCCTAGCATTGCTGCTGCTGTCCTCATTATTGCTAAGTATCAGTATCAAATTGCCTTTGTTGCGGATCAGGAGATCAATCTCCTCGCTTGTCTCACGGAAATAATGGTGGAGTGTGAATTTAAATGATACCAACAGTACATTGGATACGATTCAGTGACTATCATAAATTAGCAGATTTAGTTGGTATGCGTGGTGCAGTTTATGGTTTTGTTTGGAATGAGATGAAACCATCCAATGCCCAGTCTCCATCAGATTTTGAAGGATGTGTATACATCGGAGAGTCTGGTGGTTTTTATTATGATAAACAAGGTGGTAAAGGTAAGTTAAGAAGTCA